CGCCCCCCTAAAATCTCCAGACATAATCTGAGAGCCCATAGAAGGTTGAGCGGCTGCTTCAAACATACCGGCTTGTGGACCAGCTTCAAGAGTTGCTAAATTAGCAACATTACTTGAATTTGCTTGAGATGCAGCAGCAACATCAGAAGGCAACGGGGTTTGCCCACTTACCGCAGCACTTTGTAATCCAGCATATAAATTGCTTAACCCATACGCAGTCATACCGCCCATGAGACCCCGCTTAAAGTTAAACCCGCCCTGCCCTCTACCAAAACCAGCACTTATTCCACCAATACCAGCAGCCATTAATGGGCCCACACCCGGAATAAATGGGGCAATATATGGCATATATGGCGCAAGTTGTTGCGCAATCGGGGTTACTGCGTCGGATACTTGTTTAATTCCTGGAAGGTTAGTAATTCCTTTCCAAGCCTGCTGTACCGGCGCAAATACTTTTTTAATAAAATACTCGGGTAAACCCGTAACTGGGTTAATAGTCCCAGACCCGCCCATGGCTTTTAACATAGCCGCTTCTTGAGGATTAATATGCGCTACGATAGAATCCCCATACCGACCGTATTTCGGTAGCTCTTGGGCTAATGATTTAAGTCCATGCGGTTGTCCGCCTTGGGAGTAGTAGTTCATATAATAGTCACCGTTACCGTCCCCACACTAGCTGTGGCTGATACTCCAAATAAATAAGAAATGTTGGGTACAACAATCCGTAAGTCTTCGCCAACCTGAAATACAGTGCCGTTTGGCAAATTGTACCCTGATGTTGGTAGATTTAATAGCCTGATCCCGTCTGCCTGTAAAGGCACGTTGGAGTCTAACAGGGTGAAGTAAAGCCGTAAAACCCCAATTAACTGAGACAGTTGTTGTTGGTCGTATTCTGGTGTTGCAAGCGGAAGAGCTGGCGCCCGAAATCGTTGCATTGCCATTATCTGCGCCCATCTGGTCTGCCATCCAATCTTGGACTACCTAACTGCCATTGGACATTTAAGTCGGTTGATTCAATCTGAATAGCCATCTGCCTAGCCCTAGCCCGCATAAAGATCTGTTCGGTAAAGACGTCTACGGAAGTCTCAATGACCTGCTCGGAGTCTGTATTGGAATATGCATTGCCAGGAAAGTTCCGTGGTTTGATATACATTGTGACCGCAGGCAAAGCGGCAGTCGACCCAGCAAAATTAAGGTCAGGGATAATCCGTTTAGTCAGGATGAACTGATCTCCGTCTACCAGATCAAAGTCTGACGAGATAATATAAGACTCCATAGCCGTGGTGTCGTCATTAAGACCTTGTTCATGGTTATAAACAACACTGTCAGCAGTCATTGTGGTCTGGACTACAAGCTGTGAAATATTGACTGTATATGTACCTATTCCACCTGTACCCGTGCCTAGAGCGGTAATCTTAGTTCCTGTAGCTACGCCAGTACCTGTAATAATTGAACCTACTTGCAGGCTACCAGTAGAGATAGCAGTCACATTTAGAGTTGTACTATTGTTAAGAGAACCAGTAAAAGAAGTCTGTGTTAAGGCTTGAGGGTATTCCCTTAGAGACGAATCAGACCACGCAGTGCGGTCCATTGTGCCGTAGTACCAGATCTTTTCTAAGTGGTTGTAGATGACATAGGCGTTATTAATATTGCTGTTTGCCGTTGGATAGAACCACCAGACTTCATTCCATCCTTCATTAGTCCCTGAAACAATCTGGTCGGCTTGCTCGAAGTTTAAGTTTTCAAATACGTGGTTTCTTAGAGTGCAAGGCAAGGTTTCTACCCGCCCGCCATAAGCATAGAACTTATCATGCCCCATCCAATAAGCCGTGTTATTGACTGTAACGACCGCCCGTGGACTAAGGATTGATATATTGTCTGAAAGCTCTTGAAGACCAAATACGTCCGTAGTGCCTAAAAACTGTAAAGAGTTTAAGGTTCCTTCTGTATATACAAGGATTTCCTGTCTTGTTGCAACCGCACAGACAATGGCAGAACCACGAGATACCCGTAAGAAACCTGCTGAATTAGTGACTAAAGGCGTCCAGACATTAGGCTGGTCTTGGGTAGCAAAACGAATTAATAAAGGATCTGCTGCTCCTCCCCCAAACGGTGTACAACCAAAGGCTAATAAATGTTTGTCGTTCTGCGATACTAGAATTTGCATTGCTATGTCAGGAACGTCTGCAGGAACTATTCCATTAATCGTTGTAGTAGAAAGTAAAGACGCTCTAACCCCCGTACCATTTGCATCTACCCAATAGTAAATTGCGCCATCACGAATATTAGCGACTAAGTCATTGTCAAAGTTACTTAAAAACCAATCACGTTGCCCACCAACAACAGGAGTTGCTGCACCTGCACCAAAAGCAACCGTACCCCAAGTACCTGCGCTCCAGCCGTATCCTAGAACACCACCATCGTTTCCTGGATTAATTTGAAACTCTGCGGTAATGGCACTTCCGCCACCAGAGGTCGAAGCCGCAGCAGCGGTTGTAGTAGTGATTGTAAAAGAGTTTCCATTAACAAAAGTAATAATAAACTCAGCATTAAACTCAGTTTGCGGGATACCTCCAATGGGTCCAGCTACTCCAGAAAAAGTAACAAAAGCCCCGTCTGCCGCTCCGTGGGACGAAATAGCTACCGTAACCGTTTTAGAACCACTGACCGTCGTAAAACAATTATTAGTTGCTGGAGTAATAAAAGTCTGTCTTATTGGGGTAATGTCGTATAAATTTTCTCCTGACTCTAGATAAAGTTTTTTACTAGTACCTAATGCTAGGTAATTATCAGAAGAAGTTGTAATCCAATTAAAAACTTGACGACAAACGCCCACCACAGTAAATAACCCATAGCGTAGCCAACCACCTATTTTTTGAGGATAGCCTGAGCGGAAGCGAATCTTGTCGCACTCATTCCAACCACCTTCATTGGTGTAGTTGGTTTGATCTCGGTTCAGTCCTGGTTTAAATTGTAGTTTTTGTAATGGCATACGGGTTTACCCTAGGATAAGAACAATGCTCGTTCGTCGTTTCTACGAGTAACTAAGCCTTTCAGTACTTTACCCCCAGCCAGCGTATATTTCAAGAACTCTTCTGCCGCCCCTTCCATTTCGCCCCGAAGAACTTTTTGACGGAGGGTGCTGCGCTGTAATGCTCCCAGACCAATATTGAAGCTAAAGCTAACAAGAGCATCGAACTGACCTTGAGTGAGCTTAACGGGACAGTAGCGTTCAACACCTCGCTCAAAGCGATTAAGATCGTCTCGAAGAATGTCATCTACTTCCTCCATCGAAAAGGTACGGTCATCTTTGTATTCCAGTGGGTAGGCATCCCGCTCGTCTATTTTTAAAGCACCTTGCCGTGGGTAGAGTACATGACCCACACCAATCGTCCACAATTTTGCGGGACAGCGATATGGACGCTGGCGGACACCCTCATGGTGCTTAATCATTTTGATAGCTTTTTCGCTTACTTTCATTTCTTACTAAAGGCTTGAGTCCCGAACCAGAACGCAATAATAGACGCCAAAATCTGCATCTCATCTGCATCAAACACCATTGGAATAGCCTCGGCAAACGCAGCCCCAGAAGACCATGCCCACCAGATAGACGCTACGTCTACGATGATTAAGAGTAAAACAAACAGGTAGGTCACGACTGGGCGTACCGAAGCCCGTAGATTAATGATCCACTGAGAAGCACCCTTACCAATCTCAATGTCGTGGTTGTACATAGCCGTGCGTTCTTGGGCTTGGGTCTCCATCTGGACTTGTTCTGTCCTGATCTCTTCAATACGGGCTTGGGCTATATAGCCCGCTTCTAGCATCTTAAGTTCTCGCTCCATCTGCATCTGAGCCATAGCCATTTCATGCTTCTTATCCGAGCTGTCTTGGAAAAAGTCCAGTAGTTTAGGCAGTCCCCCCATCAGGAAGGACAGTGCTGTGGATATTAAAGTGAACATTATTATCTCCGTTTTGTTTCTATCTTACTCCAATCCGTGTGTTTCCATGAAGTGACATTCATCACTTTCCGCCTTGCCAGTTTCGCGTATAATTCCCACTCAGGAGAAGCAAAATGACAAAACAAACCGCAGAAACATTCATGGGGCAAAAGATGACGCAACTATGGCCTGAATTGCTCATCTGGGAGACTTTCTTCAATAACTACCCGATCAAGACCTTCATCGAACTTGGAACTGGAAACGGCGGCATGTCCCTGTACTTCGCCCTTCAGTGTTACCAGCGCAGGATATATTTTCATACCTTCGACAACAACAAGTTTTTCGATTTCGGAAACAACCTTGCGTCTCTAATAAAGTTACAGGAATCCTTTCACTTCGTCGATCT